ATATGGGATGATGTGGTTCGTATGCGGACGCTTAACACCAAACAGTCGCAAAAGAAACGACAGAATCATATTTGCCCTCTTCAGTTGGACATCGTTGAAAGGCTGATTGAACGGTATTCAAACAAAGGCGAATTGGTATTTGATCCGTTTGGTGGTATTGGAACCGTCCCTTATTGTGCTGTCAAGTTAGGCCGTAGAGGTCTTTCTACGGAACTTAATTATGACTATTGGAAAGATAGCCTTACTTATTTGCGTGAGATTGAAATGGAAGTCGAGGCTCCTACTTTGTTTGATTTGATGGGAATTCCTGAAAGAATGACTGTATAAATATGCCAAGAATTAGAACTATAGTACCGGAATTTTGGGAAGATGAAAGGTTTTCGAACGTATCTCTTCCGGCTTGTCTGCTTTATATAGGCATGAAAAACTTTGCTGATGATAGCGGTGTCATTTTAGCTAATGAAACTATCATCAAGTCGAAAGTCTTTCCTGCCCGCGAAGATATTCGTAAGCAGCAGGTTTCTGGGTGGCTGCAAGAACTGATTGAAAACTCTATCCTTGTACCTTTTACATTCGAAAACAAAAGCTACTACGTGATGGACTTTTCCAGTGAGCGCATCGACAAACCGCAAAAGTCAAAAATTCCTGCAGAAGTAATAGAAAACGTTCTTTCGGGCAAAAAACAAAGCAATTCGGGAACATTCGCGAATAATCCCGAACAGTCGGGAATGTTCGAAACTACTCCTGCTGGAAAGGAGAGTAAAGGAGAGGATTGTAAAGGAGAGGAGGGTTATACGCGCGCAGGCACGCACAACCCTGACCCCGAACCGGAGAAACCCAAGAATGAAAATTTTGAGAAGTTCAAGCAATGGATTGCTGCGAATGCTCCTAATGTGGCTAAATTGAAAGAGCCGTTTACGGAAGAACAATTCGAACGGATAAAGCGAGATTTCCCGCTTCAGTTAATCCAGGACACTCTTGTCTCGATGCACAACTATCGAGAGTTACTCAAAAAGTACGTTAGTGCAAACCTTACGTTCCGCAAATGGGCGAAACGTGATTTAGAAAAATATCAAGATGAACAAACAACAAGCAATACAACTGTTGTCACAGATAGACTCAACAACAGGCGTACTTCCTCCGGAACTGATGCCGAAAACAAGAGACGCGAGCGTGAGCATCTTGGGCACCTTGCCGATGCCATATTACAACAGTCTGCGGCCCAAAACAGTAAATGACGTGTTTGATAGCCCAAGCTGCTCTATAGCGGCTATGAACAAAGAATTTGGAGAGACGCATCTTCGTGGATTTATGGTAAAAGTCTTGAATGATTTGATAGATTTTTTCAATGTCGGAAAATCGATCGGAGCGGTGCAAGTCGCACAAACAGTTGATCTGATTATTGATGAATACTATTTCTTTAAGCCTGATGATTTCAAGCTATGTTTTAATCGGGCGAAAAAGGGATTGTATGGAAAGGTTTATGATCGGATAGACGGGGCTGTTATCTTAGAATGGCTTGGCCGGTATGAGAAAGAAAGGGGGTCTATGGCCATGGATGATAGTATCAATAATTCCAAAAGCTGGGATATACCGGAAGGCGATAGGACTTCTAAAACATTGGAACAGGCGTACCATGAGTTTAGGAAGTATGATTTTGAACGAAAATATAAGGTGTGAATATTTAAAAACAAGGAACTATAATGCAAGAAAATAAAATACAGGCCGGTAATACTGAACAGGTTTTACTATCAAAAAAGAACTGTCACCGTGCATTAAAAGTGGTGAATATAGTGAACCCAGAACAGGGTGAATGGCTTTTTTCTTGGAGAGGGAAAAAGTTAAGAGAGAATTTAATGCATTGTGACTATGCACATATCGCAATTCGAATTTCCGACAACGAGGAAGTTGTTATTTATGACAAAGACTTAGGCTTCTGGGCTGTTACAGAGTGGAAATACGATGTCAACCTTGAAGAACTTTGGAAATGCGCTTGTGACGCTTTTTATTCTACGAGTTTCAACCCGGAAGAGCGAGCCGCTCTGTATATTCGTGATTACGAAAAGGAATTGAATGCCGACCTTGAAAATATGCCGGAAAATGAGAAGGAGCACTATATTACGAAATACAAAGAATGGGTTCGTACTTTATTTTACAAACATTCTCGTATAATGAGCGTCATGATAACAGGGCCAGCCTGTTTCCCTTCAAGACGAAATGAAAAAATGAATAATTATTATGATGGTGCTGTAAATGATTTTAATACATGGAGAGAAAAAGTACTCAAGGCAATAGCTCGGAGGATAGAGGAGGCAAAACCGGAAGAACAAAAGAATACCGAAGAATGGCTTTCTGTCAAAAGTGAGATTGACAATATTGCATCCACGTTGAAAGATATTGATACGGGTGTAAACACATATAGCTACCGACCTTTATTTGTGTCAAGCCTGTACGGAAAGCTAGAACGCATTGCCAACAACGGAAAGGTTGATGTAATAGTCAAATCAACTGAATATATCAAAGAACTCAACGAAAAGCTTCCGAAGCCTATTTTTACTAATCGTCATAAATTCTGGAAGCTCGTCGAGCTTGCCAATCAATCAATTGTAAAGCAGGCCGAAAGAGAGAACCAAGAAGATGCGGAAATATTTTTCGATGGTGGCCGGGTAATCAAAAACTATTCAGAGGATAGATTGCAGATAGTTTTCGACACAAAGCCGCAGCCAGACGTTATTTCAAATCTCAAACATAACGGTTTTCGTTGGTCACCCCGTTTTTCTGCATGGCAACGCCAATTGACGAATAATGCTTTTTATGCTGTCACTTGTGTGGTCTCTGTTACCATTGAACAATTGATAAATGAATAGTTAGAGCAGATTTATCCTTCTAAGGTATAGGTCTAAATCAACGTAATTTAAAGGTTTGTGCTGATAAATATAAGAAAAAAGTTCAATGTGTAAAGTACTTTTTCATCGGTAGAACCAAGTATTAATCGTATATTTGCATTAAAATGAAAGAGATGAAATATAAACTACATAGTGATGTTTTTCCCCATTATATTAAGTATATGGGATCAAAGACTAAAATTTTACCATTTGTTATACAAGGAATTGAAAGTGTTTATCGAGGGGGAAAAATATGTGATCTATTTGCTGGTTCATGCTCGCTTTCTGGTGCATTAGGAAATCAACTACCTATTATTTCAAATGATATTCAGTATTATTCTTCTGTTATAGCAAAAGCATATCTTACAGATTGGAATAATCAAGATGTTTTATTAGAAGATATTCTGTTAAAGGCTAAAGAATACCATCACAGATATTATAAAACATTGGTTTTGGATTATTTGTATGCATCTGACATGACATTAGAGGATTTTAATAATGTTGAAATAAGAAGTCAACAACTGATTAATTCCCAGTTTAATAACGATTGGCATCTATTTACAAAATATTATTCAGGTACATGGTGGAGTGTTGAACAATGTACTTGGATAGATTCTTTGCGAATGGCTATTGAATATTATCGTAATTCATCTGTATATAATACTCTTCTAAGTTGCCTTATGTATGCTGCTGCTTACAATAGTCAAGGAACAGGACATTATGCTCAATATCGGGATGCCAAAACGGAATCTGCAATGGCTGATATCAAAATATATCGATCAAAAAGTATTCTGGAATATTTTGTACGAAAGGTAGAGGACGTGTTGGGAAAGTTAAGGACTGAACCTAATCATTTTAGCCATAAAATAATTGCAGAAGATTATATAAGTTGTTTGAATAATTTAGAAAAGAATATGACTGTATATGCTGATCCTCCATATTGTTTTGTGCATTATAGTCGTTTTTACCATATTTTAGAAACTATGGTTCTTTATGATTATCCTGAAATACAGACAAAAAATGGAATGTATGTTAAAGGAAGGTATCGAGTTGATCGACATCAGTCTCCGTTCTGTATTCGAACTCAGGTCCAAAAAGCTTTTGATGATATGTTTTCTGTAGTGAAGCAAAAAAACAATTCGTTGGTGCTTAGTTATAGTGATACAGGTATGATATCTGTTTATGATTTGGAACAAGCAGCATTGAAATATTTCTCAAAATCACAAATAGAACTTTGGGCTATGGATTATAGTCATATGACTATGGGGCGAAAAAATGATTGGAAAAGAGATGTACAAGAAATGCTTTTACTGATCAAGAATAATAAATAGGATAATACCTTATTCCTGTTATTTTGCTTAAAATCAGGAATAAGGTATTTGGAGTTTATGAATTTTCATCGTATAATTTATCAGATATACCAAATACTAAAATGGGACAACCTCCCCCGCTACCGCCTTCAATTCGCGGAGTTAATTTATCCATATGGGTAGTAGAAGCTCCGTATGATGTCCCTTTTCCTAATTTATTAAAGATATCTTGTAATTTTGAACAGCGTGTAATAATAATAGCAACGCTTATAGCTCCTCTCTCATGTAAAAGCCTATAATTATTTAGATCTCTATCATAGAAAGGATCTTTGTTATTCCATTCAATATCAAGAGCAACACGATTTTTGTAACAATCTATTTTGTGTGTAGGAGTGTCATGTTTTTCCTCATCAATGATAAGTTGTGTTTTAAACATTTTTTCACTCCACCCCTTTTTATATAAATAGGAATCAAGTGCTTCTGAAATAGGACTTTTTCGCCCTCCAGGAGCGATTATTGCACTTTTTTTTAAGGTAAAAGCACTTAGCATTTCTACAACTTCATTGTATTCTTCGGGGAAGTCAACATTCAAAATGGCAATGGCATGCCTATATTCATGAACCTCATATTTATCAATGAGTTCAGGAGGAAGATTTTCTATACTCATAATGATAATTTTGATATTAATTGTTTACAAAGAAAATAAATAAAAGTCTTTATACAAAATCAAATATGGATTAAAAATAAAAATATGGTGATTGTATATTTTGTTGCCGAATAATTTACTTGAAATGTAGTGATATATATATAAGATGATTCTTGGTTATTCGCTTATCTGTCGAATAGAGCTTTAACAAATTGAGTAGGGATTGATAAAGAGATAAGTATCAGTGATGTAATCAGATTAGGCTTAGTTATGAAAGATGTTTTTTAAACTAAGTGAAACATCTTTCTTTTCTTATATATCTTAGTTAAAATGGGATATGAAGGAACATTGTTGTATTATCTGTAATAAAAAGACTGTATCAATAATCAATACAGAAGAAGGACCGGTTTGTTATAATTGTTACTCTGATAAAAAGATTCCTCCTAAGTCAAAACAGCATCATGACAACGAAGAAGCTCGGATTCAGTCGGAGTTTTTCAGCAAGGTTCCTTTATTTTTTCCGAACTTACCGGATCGACTTCTTTTTGCAGTCCCGAACGGTGGTAGCCGACATAAAATAGAAGCGGCTAATATGAAGCGCCAAGGCGTTAAACGTGGAGTGGCCGATGTAATCCTTCAGATACCGAAAAAGGGATATGCTTCTCTTTGTCTAGAGTTCAAGACATCTACAGGTAAACAGTCTGCAGAGCAAAAGGAATACCAACGCCAGGTTGAAATGGCGGGTAGTAAGTATGTGATTGTTCGGAGCGTGGAACAGGCTATCCGGGAACTGCAACTGTATTTAGGTTAATAGATTTCTCCTGTTATATTTTAGAATAAAAGTTATGGCTGAATTGAAGTATGACCCTCGGAATTATCGTATCCACACAGATAAGAACAAGAGATTGATCCGTAAAAGTTTGGAGGATTGTGGAGCGGGACGTTCTATCCTTTTCGATAAGAATGATTGCATTATAGCTGGGAATGGTGTGTATGAGCAAGCGCGAGAATTGGGCTTACCGGTTCGAATTGTGGAATCAGATGGTACAGAATTGATAGCTATCAAGCGTACCGACCTCTCAACAGAGGATTCTCGGCGTAAGGCGCTTGCCCTAGCTGACAATTATACCTCTGATACGTCTGTATTTGACTTTGACGCGATTGTTGAAGATTTTGGTGCCGATGAGTTGGACGCTTGGGAGTTCAACATTGATGATTTGAATATTGATGATGTTTCAGTAAACGATGTAAAGCCAGATAAGGGACGCGTCGGTAGCTTGAAAGAACGTTTCATTATTCCTCCTTTCTCAGTACTTGACTCTAAACTTGGAAACTGGCAAGACCGGAAACGTGCCTGGCTTGATCTCGGTATAAAGAGTGACGATGGCCGGGAGAAGGAGATTACATTTAACCGATCAGCACAACCACCCCGAGTATACGAAGCCCGTAACGTAATTCGTGAAAAAACAGGTGTCGATCCGTCGTGGAACGAACTACAGAAGTATTGCCGGGATCATGGTATCCCGTTTATGGATGGAACCTCGATCTTTGATCCGGTACTGTGCGAGCTGGCCTACCGGTGGTTTAATATTCCCAATGGTTGTATCCTGGACCCATTTGCTGGTGGCTCCGTTCGTGGTATTATTGCATCCATGTTGGATATGACTTATTTTGGTATTGATCTAAGGCCGGAGCAGATCGAAGCCAACTGTAAAAACGCTGCTGAAGTATTAGGGGATGAGTTCGGCGGGAAAGGCGGCCATAAGTTCGCTCCTCTGTGGCTTTGTGGAGATAGTGTAGAGATAGATGCCCTGGCAGAAGGTTATGAGGCAGACTTGGTTTTTAGCTGTCCTCCGTATGCAGACCTAGAAGTGTATAGTGATGATCCAGCAGACCTATCGACGATGGATTATCCTGAGTTCCTGCAAGCGTATAAAGAAATCATCCGGAAGAGTTGTTCACTGTTGAAGCCTAATCGATTCGCCGTGTTTGTAGTAGGAGAGGTTCGCGATAAGAGTGGTGTGTATCGGAGTTTTGTTCCTGATACGATCGCTGCGTTCCAGGAAGCAGGCTTGCATTATTACAATGAGATGATACTGGTTAACAACATAGGTAGTCTGGCTATGAGAGCCGGAAAGCAGTTTAGTAATAGTCGAAAGATTGGTAAGCAGCATCAAAATGTGCTTGTATTCTATAAAGGGGATCTGAGTAAGATTAAGGAGAATTTTCCCGAACTTGATTTCTCGAATGATGATTTGTTTAAGGAAGATTGATAAATTTGGCGAATAACTAAAGAAAAGGATATTCGCCATGAAAATAAAATTATGTATGATTTATCGTGAAGTTTTAGCGAAGAGATTAGAACGTAAACGCAAGCAGTTAGTGGAGTTGGAGAGACAGATAAATAGTGAAGGTGTTTCTTCATCGGTGGATAAGCGTAAATATATTGAGTTGAAAGCTATCGTGAATGAATTGGAGAATTGTCTTGATATGGCAGATTCTATGTTTAAATTTAGTAAGGAAGAAAAAGGAGAGTAGTATTTAATGGCAAAGTATAGTCAAAAATTAGTGGATCGGATTTGTTCTCTTATTCGGGAGGATAGCTATACTATTGCCGAAATCTGTGATTTGGTCGGTATAAACAAGGATACTTATTATACTTGGATGAAGACGAAATCCGACTTTTCCGACTCTGTAAAAAAAGCGGAGGATGCACGGATGCAATTCTTTGTTGCCGAGGCCCAAAAGTCTTTATTAAAGAAGATTCAAGGCTATGAGGTAGAGGAGTCGAAGATCACGTATATCGATAGTGGGAAGCCTGTGGTTGATGAGAATGGGAAAGAGAAGCAGAAACCTAAGATCAAAGAGAAAACGATAGTCAAGAAGCATATCCAGCCGGATACTGCTGCGATCATTTTTACTTTGACAAATGGAAATCCGGATCGTTGGAAAAACAGACAGGATTCTAACATTAGTGGGCTTACTCCCGTAAGTAAGTTTGAGAGAATGACTGACGAGCAATTAGAGGATTTTATCTATGGAGAAAAACAGAAGAGAGATATTGTTGTTGATGGCGGAAGCGGCGGATGTGCTAAGACGCCGGAAGGCGAAAAATGATTTTTGGTCATACTGCTTGTATTATGATCCGAAATTCTTCTCGAAACGCCTGTTCTTGAAGAAGGTGGCGGACGCTTTCACTCGTGTATATGAATCGTATGTGTCGGGTGTGATTCGTCGGCTGGCCGTCTCCATGCCGCCACGTGCCGGGAAGTCCTATATATCATCCTTGTTCATTTCGTGGATGCTTGGCCATTTTCCGGAAGAGTCGGTCATGCGTAACTGTTGTTCCGATACACTGTATAATAAACTATCTTATGATACACGCGACATTGTCCGCTCTTCCCGGTTCAAAGAGATATTCCCGGATGTGCAATTGCGAGGGGATAAACAGAACGTGCATGGCTGGAGCTTGGAAGCTGCCCGGCAGGTGAGTTACTTCGGGGCTGGTGTAGGCGGTACGGTAATCGGTTTCGGTGCGTCTATGTTGGCCATGACCGACGACTTGTATAAGAGTTTGGAAGATGCACTATCTGACACCAATAACGAAAAGGTCTGGTCTTGGAAGCAGGGAACACATGATTCCCGTATCGAGGGAAACTGTTGTTCGATCGACATTGGTACACGTTGGTCGGCTACGGACGTTCTTGGTCGTATGGAGGAAATGGGGAAGTATGACGAGATTATCCGTATCGCAGCCCTGGATGAGAACGACCACTCTTTTTGTGAGGATGTACATACGACAGAGTATTACCATGAACTACGAGAGGAAACGGACGATTCCATCTGGTGTGCCGAGTATATGCAGGAACCGATCGAGGCTATTGGGTTGTTGTTCCCAAAATCAGAATTGAACCGCTTCAAGCTGGCAGATATCGAAGGTAAACAGCCGGATGGCGTGATCGGTGCTACCGATGTGGCCGACGAAGGAGACGACGATTTCTGTGCACCGATTGCCAAAGTATTCGGTACAAAGTATTTCATTACCGATGTCCTGTTTACGAAAGACAATGTCGAGATTACCGAACCGAAGTTAGTTTCCTTGATTCTTGACACCCGCTGCGACAATATGCGTATCGAAAGCAATAACGGCGGCCGTCTGTTTGCTTTGAATGTCCGTAAGGCTGTAAAGGCAAAGAATGAAAAATGTATCATTCAGGCGAAACCGACAACAACCAATAAGGATACACGTATCTTGTTGAAGTCTGGTTGGATTAAGAAGCATTGTTATTTCCTGGAAGAAAGTGAGTATAAGAAAGGTTCGGACTATGACCGATTTATGAAAGCGCTTACCAGCTATAAGAAAGAAGGTGGCAACAAGCATGATGATGCACCGGACGGTATGACGATCCTTGCCGAGAATGTAGAGTTCATCGGGTTATGTAAGGCTAACTCTGTACGTCGGGTAGCAAAAGGACGATAAGTGGCAAAATGAAAGTGTTTTTCCGATATTTGTAACACGTATTAGATAAAATCCCGATATTTTTCTATCACATACTTGCGTTTTGATATCTGTTCTCGGTTTTTACATTTCAAAGTGAACTTGTTTAGACTGGCCGTATTGACAGCGAAAAAACATTTGTTTTTATATTTTAGCATAAAACGATTATGCCAAGTATAAACGACATTCTTGCAAATGAAGATTTCGGGCAGGTAGTCAGTACGTTATGTGTCGATACGATTGAATACCGGGAACCAAGAGAATATTACAGAGAATACCACGGTGAGCGCCGGCGACGTAAAACCTCTGTCGGTTGGCGTGAACCGAAACGGTTGGCTGTCTATTCGGAAACCTTGAAAGATAAGAATGGTGAGCCGTTACGACTGGAAGATAAGATCGTAGATGTAGCACGTATCGTTACCAACTTCCCGAAAAAGGAGGTGCGTACCTCTGTCGCTTTCTTGTTTGGCGGGCAAATGACGATTACGGGAACTGATCAGAACGATGGTTTTCAAGAATTCAAACGTGTATGGGAACGCCGATTAAAAATGCAATCCGTCTTGAAGTCGTTCGCTCGTAAGGTGCTTTCTGAAAGTAAGGCTGCTCTTGTGTTCTATCCGTATACTTCCAAAGGATTAGACGGCAACTTGATTACGGAGTTGAAGGTGAAAACGCTTTCCGTTCCCCGTAATGAAAATACTTTCTCTGAATTTTATCCCCACTTCGATGATAACGACGATATGGATGCCTTTATTCATCGTTACCAAGTGAACTCTAATGGTATGATCCGGAACAGTTGTACAATCTGGACAGTAGATAAGATTATTACGGCTATCGATGAAATGGGTGGCTGGGTAATAAAAGAGGTTCCCAATCTATTCGGAAAGATTCCGGTCGTGTATGCAGATGTTTTCCAACCGGAATGGGACGAGGTTGCCGGTATCATGGATGCGCGGGAAATGCGTTTGTCCCGTATGGCCGACACTAACGACTACTTTGCGGAACCAATCTTGAAAACGTATGGCGATTCCGATTTACCTTCTAAGGAAACAACCGGGAAAGACCTTAATTTCCCCATTAAGGTCGATGAAGTATCTGGCAAGGAATATCATGGCGATGCCGATTATTTGACATGGACTGGCTCCCAGCCATCTGTAGATAAAGAATTGGAAGAAACGAAAAACGAACAATTTGCTGGTACATCTACGCCGGATCTTTCTTTTGATAACTTGAAAGGCATTGGCAACCTGTCCGGTGTCGCTCGTAAATTCATGCTGATGGATGCAACTATCAAGGCGAGTGAGAACATGGAAACGTTCGGTCCGGTGGTTCAGCGTTGCGTGTCGGTCGTGTTGGCTGGGATATGCAATATTACCAACATCAAGTACCGTCCTCAATTGGTGAACAACCTGATCGATGTGGAATTTGGTTCCATTTTGCCGGAAGATTTGGCTGAAACCCTGCAAACCCTATCTATTGCCAATGGTGGCAAACCGATTAACGCTCAGCGCACGGTTACGGCTCATTCTCCGCTAACAGAAGACTTGGACGAAGAAATGAAGCTGATGAAGGAAGAGGAGGATACGGCTGCGCAACGTAATAACATGGTTGGTCTGACAATGGGATATGGAGAATGAAAGAACTATCATTTCATGAGCGACAATTCCTGCAACGTCTGTTCCGGCAACAAGGCAGCATAAAGTATTCGTTTGACGAATTTGTCCGTAGGGTCGGACCTCTTTTGGCTAAATGGTCGGATCATGGCGGCGACCGGGTATGGATAGGTAATGCTACTATTGAGAGGCAAATCGAACGGCTATTGGATGATTTACACACGCAGCTCGTAAGCAATATATCCAATACAGTTACCGATGTATGGAATTTAGGCAATAGGAAAGCGGATGAATTGGTAACGGGCTATATTAAGGATATGGCTATCTCCACTACGCTAAGGGAAAAATTGTTTTCCCGGAATGCCGATGCGCTGAATACTTTATTGAAACGTAAAGATGAATTTGGTAAAACCATATCCTCCCGTGTCTGGGACATAACGGATGGGGCCATGGACAATCTGGAGTATTACCTTTCTTCCGGATTGTCTTCCGGTCGTCCGTCGGCGTTGATCAGCCAAGATATACGGCAATTGCTAAACGAACCCAACCGTCGTTTCCGACGGGTAAGGGATGCGAATGGGAAGCTGGTTCTATCCCAGCCAATGAAAGACTATCATCCAGGACAGGGTGTTTATCGTTCGTCTTACAAAAACGCCCTACGTTTAGCAGCAACGGAGACCAATAAGGCTTTTCGAACTGCCGATTACGAACGTTGGCAGAAAATGGACTTCGTGACTGGTTATGAGGTGGAACGTTCACCATCGAATCATGGTCCGTGTCCTGTGTGTGATGCAAAGGCGGGGCAATACTCAAAAGATTTCAAGTTTACGGGCTGGCATCCGTTCTGCATCTGTATAGCTACGCCGGTCATGATGGATCATGGGGAGTTTGCGGAATGGTTGCTGGGGGATGGAAAGGTTGAAAGAGATAGTATTTCAATCCAATATTCAAAAGATAGAACGAAAGAGCTGCAAAATTGGGCAAAGCAGTCTTTATTGAATGGCTCATTCTCTCATAAAGATTTTCCGGTACGAGTTAAAATGACAGGAAAGTCTATCAAAGAGTTCTTGAATCAGCCTCATAAGTTCAAGAAAGAGAAGAACGAATTGATAAAAAATATAGGAGCGATATTTGCCGGTTCGGATTACAAGGGGTATACTGAATACCATAAGGATAATCCTATGATTAAATATTCTCATGTTTTTGAAATTGAGTTGAACGGAGAGAAAAGTTGGATTATTGTTAGAGAAGATATAACCGGGAATGCCGTCCTTTATAGTATATCGGATAGTGATAAGGTCTTGACTGGCATAAAAAAGAAGTAGCCCGATAGACCATCACCGTAGAACTACAATCCACGGCTGAATCTATCAGACTACTTTATGTTTTTAGAAGAATGATTTTCAAATAGCCCCCTCGGAACTGCAATCCGAGGACTTGTTTGTAAACCACTTCTTTTTGCAAAAATATAAATAATCTCCTAATTGTCTAACGATTTCGGAATTTTAATCGTTAAAGTCAAGAATAAGCTGTTTCCCGTTGGCCTTCCATTGCTCAAATGAGTAGTCTACCGTCATGTTCATTTGCTTCGTTGCCTTGGCCAATTTGTTCTTCGCTTCATGGAACTCCTTTTTGAGGATTTGGATACGGGCCCAGTCTTCCGCTTGCCGTTTCTGCTTTTGGTTGACGAAGCTGGCGTAAGAGGCGAAATATTCGTATAGGACATGATAACATTGCATCCGATACGTTCGGACAGCCTCTTGTGCTTCCGGTTTTACATTTTTAGGATTGATAGTAAATAACCAACCAAAGATAAATTCCATCGGTAAGCATACCATTTCTCTTTCTTTTCCGTCTGTGGCAACTATTGTGCTCAGCACAACGGTTGAAGATAAATCTTCATCATTTTTTATTTTGGTAAATTGTGAAGCATAATCAATTCCCAGTGCTTCACAAATAGGTTTGATGGGAACCAACTTCTTTGCATCATTACCGGCCATGATAGCCACATTGTTTACTTTTGCGATTTCTCTTGCATTTAGTGATAACTTTTTCATATATCCGAAAAAAGCGAGGGCAAAGGGGATTCTGTAGTAAAGTGGCAGTTTACAGAATACACCCGATGCCCTCTAAATTTCCTACTGACGCAACTGCCACGTAACGTCTTTCTGAAATAATATATAGATCAGAAAAACTTTTTCCGAAAGCAGATGGCGATACCTTCTATACTTTCGCTTTTTGCGTCTTGATGTAGTATAGCATTCCTTCGGTTCTTCCGATTTCTCGACCGGCATCGAATGCGGCTTGCAGTTCAGGTGTGGAGTACTTACCCATTTCGGAGGGTTGGGCCGTCCTGTTGCCGTTACTGTTGTTGGCGGCATTGGAATCGTTGGAATTGATAAGCATAATCAAATTCAATAAAAAAAGGTATTCGTGCCTTTCCTGCTGCTTATCACATTCCAACGGATGCTGTGGTTCCATTACAGTTCCACACAGGGGTACACGAATACCTAATATCGTTATACAATAATGTACGGGCATAAAAAATGCTCGGCATTGTTATGCGAGCGAATCCTACCCGCATCCGTTAGTTAAATATGATAAGCATCGCAAAGATGAACACTTGTTTTCAATTATGCAAGAAAAAACAGAAATACCTTTGCTTTTTCATCTTGTTGTGCTATTTTTGCGTTATGTGGAAAGAAAAATTAGGAAACTATTTGATTGATGTTTCGAAATATATCTTTACAGGTGTAGTGGTAGCATCTTTATTCAAGGATATGGAAGATAATAAGTGGTTGATTTATGGTCTAGGCTTTACGTCTTCTATTTTAGCCTTGGTAGCAGGATTGGTATTAACGAATAAGAAAAAGGAGAATAAGTAATGGGAGCTATAATTGGATTCGCCGTAATAGGCATACCTTGTGCCGCATTTTTGATCTATTGCCTTACGCCTTCAGGCAAACAATGGCTTAGATCCAATCACATGATTTGATGAAATAAATTCTTACAGGAATAATTAGAAATGAAGCCTGCCGGTTGTCCGGTGGGCTTTTTTTTGTGCCCGGAACTTTCTTTCCTCCCTTATATTTTAAACAGAAAACTCTTATGACAATTTTAGATTTAATCAAGGCGGCATGTAAGACGAAAGGCGTGCCGGAGAAGTATGCGGAACGTATTCAGAAGACGTTCAAGATAGAGAAAGTTGAAGGAATGGAGGCTTTTGTGGACTTGTTCAAAGAAAATATCCTTCCGGCTATCCAGGAGGCAGAGAATGAAGCTAAGACTACGGCTGAAACGGCTGCGGTCGCTGCATACGAAGCAAAACATGGATTAAAAGACGGTAAACCGGTGGAAGATCCGGATAAGAATAAGAAAACGGAAGAAGAGCTGTTGAAGGATCTTAGCCCGGAAGTAAAAGCTTATTTGGAAAGTATGAAGAAGAGTGTCGATGATATGGCTAAAAAGGTGGGTGATTCCATTACTAACTCGGCAAACGAAGCCAAAAAAGAAACAGTTCGGAAGCAGTTGAAAGATGCCGGTCTTCCGGACAGCTGGCTGGGACGTGTGGATTTGGCTTCTGAAACGTCTATCGAGGATCAGATCAAGACACTATCCGAAGAATATACCGGAATCCAGCAAAAGGCGATCGATGATGCTGTGGCTCGTGGCGATTACGCTCCCGGTTCCGTAAATCTTCAGGACCGTTCCGAAGCGGATTGGGCGAAGCTGATGGATCAGGACGTCGATAATAGTGCAAATAATCCCGGTGTGGTAAACCTGGGTATTGAATAATCCAAGTAAAGTGTAACGTTATGTACAGAAAAAGAGAAAGAGAATTCCAGTATCCTCCCGGAATTGAAAAGATTATTGAGGATGTGATCGGTGGCGGGACGATTGACCGCAGAGACTTGCAGAACGCTTTGTTCAATGGCAAGGCGTTGGACGAACTGCCTCCGATTGTAATTGTAGTAAAAGATCCGGAAACAGGGCTGTATCATGTATTGAAGACGGCTACGGTTTCGGAAGCTGCTGCTGCCGATGCGACAGCGTATAAGGTGGCCAAGAACCATCTGTTAGGTGTGGGTGACTTCGTGACGGTTGGTGGAGCGTTGACAGGCGCATCCGATAAGATCACAGCTATCGATAAGAGTAATGCGGATTTCGATACGATTACGCTGGCAGCAACGATCGGGGCTGCTGCAAAAGGTTTGGTATTGGTTCAGGCTAAAGACAAGCAGGCTGCGAAAGCCGCCAAGTTGCCTTATGATGGCGAATTGGTCGTCACGATGAATAAAGTCGACTTGACTGTAGCTAACCAGCAGTCCGGGTTATTGGTAAGAGGTACGGTAAACGAATCCTGTATGCCGTTCCCGGTAGATAAGGACTTAAAGGCATTAATGTCGTTTATCCGTTTTGTGTAATCCATTAAAATCTGATATATGGAAAGAAGTTTAATTAAACAGGTGAATAAAAAGAACATGGCGGCTCGTTTGAATACCCGCCATGTGAAACCAGTCGTTTTCCCGAACTTCTTCGGGGTGAAAAGAAAGACTTCGTTGAAGTGGGAGACACTGACCGGCGAGAAGGGTGCTCCGGTAATGGCAGATGTGATCTCTTTTGACGCTTCCGCTCCGCAGAAGACGCGCGAGGTAATCAGCAAGTTGTCCGGTGATATTCCAAAGACAGCCGTTAAGCGTGGTATGAACGAAAGTGATTACAACGAGTACAAACAGTTGGAACGTGACGCACAGGGTGACGCAGACCAATTGGCATTGCTGAACCTGGCTTTCAAGGATCAGGATTTCGTGTATAACTCCGTCCGTGCCCGTTTCGAATGGTGGTGTATGCAGCTCATGAGCCGTGCGGGTTTCCATTTGTCGGCAAAGAATAATGGCGGTGTCGTTACGGCTGAGTTTGTTGGTTGCGGTATGCCGAAGAAGAACCAGCGTAAATCTTCTGTAGATTGGAGCAACGCTTCAACGGCTAACGGCTTGCAGGATATCGAAGATACGGTTGTTGCTGCTTCTGCCGAGGGAGTAACGATTCGCTATGTAGTGATGCACGTGGCTGACTTCTCTTTATTGAAGAAGCAGAAATCAACATTCGACATATTGAAGGCATGGGTTAATTCGTCTTCAAAAATATTGGTAACGAAAAATCTTATCAACGAGTATCTGGCCGAACAGGAAATCCCGGTAAAGATCATCACTGTGAATCCGTCTGTCCGTATCGAGGATAAGGCTCACCGCCGTAAGACGATCAATCCGTGGGAGCGTAAACGTGTATGCTTCCTGGAGGATCTGAAGGTTGGTGATATCCAGCACGGACCGATTGCAGCCGAATCTTCCGCTGCCTTGCAGAAGATTGCCCTCATGGTAAAACAGGATTGGGTATTGGTTACCAAATGGTCTGAACTGGAACCGTTCAAGGAATGGACGAAAGCAGAAGCAAATGCTATCCCTGTCGTAAACGATCCGGATGCCATGTTTATCATGAAGGTGGATGGCCAGGATTGGAACGCATCTGAAGATACTGAAGGTACGGATGATATCCCGGCAACATTCTTAGGTGAAACCGTTGAACCGGAAGATCAGACGATTCAGGATACTGAAAACGGAGAATAACAATCATGGCTAAGACGATTCGAGATACAATACTAGCTTATCCCGGTCTCGCGGATTGTGAAGATTTTTTGGATAACGTCGTTTTGCCGGGACGCGGTTTTGAAGGTACAGAAGATAGTAAGACGATCGATATTCAAAAACAAAAGTTGGTGGCTGCCGACCTGTATTCAATGGTCGGTGGTCTACCGGACTTCACAGAAAACAAACTCTCTATCACTTATCCTCGTTCCTGGTATGACGCTACGGCAAAACGGCTGTATAGGGAAGGTGGAGAACCGGAGAAAGCAGAACTGATCGGGAATAAGATTGAAGTTCCAAAAGGAAGGGCACGAAACAGATGGTAAGACGGTATTCACATAAGGCAATAGTAACAATCCAATCCGGACAATTGATAAAAGGGGAATGGGTTGCCGGAGAACCGACGGAAATAGAAGTCACAGGGCAATACTTTCCATCCAATAGCGGACAGCAATTGAAGCGGAATGTCAATGGGAAGGAATTTATCGTACACGGTGAGTTCTCGACAAAGGCCCGTCCTGTGGAAAATGCGAAGCATATCTGGATTGACAGTATCGCTCTCGATGTGAATATCATCTGTTGGGAGCCGTTTCAGACTCACTCTGTAATTTATGTATAGCGATGGCAAGGAAAGGTGGTTTGACTCCAATGTGGAGTGATAGGGAAGTAGGGCGTTGGTTCGATTACTATGTGGATCGGGCGGAAGAGCGGATATACAAGTTATTGCAACGTGCCGGGGAAGAGTTCGTGAAGATTGCTCGCAAAAAAAAGAGTTATCAAGACCAAACCGGCAATCTCCGCAGTTCTATAGGTTATGTGATTGTCAAGGATGGCGATATATTGACAGAGGATTACCAACAGTCTGCAGAAGGAACCGATAAACAGACCGGTATCCGGGAAGCGAAACGGCTAGTTTCCGAACTGGCTAAATCTTATTCGTATGGATGGGTGTTGATCGGTGTCGCAGCTATGCCATACGCTGTCTATGTAGAGGGGATCTATAATTTGGATGTGGTATCCGGTGCTTCCGACCATACCGAAGAATGGATTAAGAAGCAGAGTAAAGTTTTGTTTGACAAACTAGCGGAGAAAGGATATTGATATGGCTGATCAGTTTGATATAGTAGATATCGTGTATGATGCGGTTGAACCGGTCAGTACGAGCTTTATTCTGTACAAAGATCGCTCTGGTGATGGTGAGACAAAGAATCACATCACAATCCGGATGCTTACGCTAAATGAAACAGAGGTTGTAAACAAGGGGATTGCCAATATCAATGTATTTGTAAAACAACAACACAACGGTATGCCATCCCGTCAGCTGATGAAAGAATCAACCCGAAAGATAAAGTCGGCTCTTCGGGAAATTAAGCCTCCTTTTGGTATGTATTGGAAATCTCGGATCGTATGGTCCGAGCCTCTTGGCGAAGCAAAAGAAGGCTTCGATTGTACAAATATAAGATTTGAAGTAATAACAGAAATAGATTAAGAATATGGCAAATGAAAGAAGTTTGGCGGTAGGCGTGTCTTTCTTAGGATATGGAACCCCCGGAGACGGGGTTGCCGCGACAGAATTTACACAATGTCCGATTGTTGAAGAAGGAACAGTTGTATTTAACTTCAATGATCCTACATCTGTCGATTTCCGTGCGGAAGGAATGAAAGATCCGTGGGAGTCGTTTGATAAGGCTGGGGATGCCGATTCATTCGAATTTGGTATTCCGTCCCCTACACCGGAAGAAATGAAGGAGTTTATGGGGGGAGAAGTCAAAGATGGCAAATGGAATGCCCCTGTGGATATTCCTATTATCCGAAAGTCGATGAAGATTACAACTCTCCCATATAAGGATAAACAGACGGAATATATCTTCGCGCTTTGTAAGATCAGTGCCAAAATCAGCCGTGCTCCGTCTTCGGAACAAACGGATTTGATGTTGGTTCGTTGTACGAAATTAACGCCAGTATCAGCGGCGGGTAAACAGGGTTCTCCTTTTTCTAGGGCAGTGAAAGATGTTTCGGCAGAATCTTAAACCGTTTCTGGAACAGGAAAAGAATAAATGTTTAGGTTATCGAAAGGGGCTGTCCAAAAAGTCGGATAGCCCCTTTTGCTATTGTTTATTTCGGTAAAAAGTATTATCTTACCGTTGCAAAA